TTTACAAACGTGAAGTAAAGTAGTATATTAATAATGTGAAATGTGAGGATTATATTATGCAAGTTTTGGATTTTGAAACAGATGTGAACATGAACATGAGTTCTCTACAGGGTTATGTTACAACAACCTATGAGAAACTAGTAGACACCTTTGGTGCGCCCACTTACACTGATGCAGACCCCTATGAAAAGGTGAATGCAGAATGGACGGTTGAGGCTCGTGTCTATGACCCAGAAGACGATGATACTGTGAACGTCAAGTTCTCTATCTACAACTGGAAGACAGGAAATGTGCCTGTTGAAGAACACCAGTGGCATGTGGGTGGTTATGATTCTTATGCAAGTATCATTGCAAATCAAATTATAGGGGCAAAGTAATGCCCCTACTCCCTGCCTATTACACGACTAATAATCTCAAGAAGAGAAAGAAGAAGAAAGTCAATCCTGCCAAGTATGAGGCAGAGTGGCGTAAGCACAACAAGTTCTTGAAGTCAATTCGTAGTCCAGTAATCACACTGGATGAATACGTTGATTACTGTCATGGTCGGAGAAGTGTTACGGTAGCACGCCAGTCTCCAAAACTGGAAGCTGAGGTTCGACTCCTTGCTCCGGCGCCATATCGTAGAGAGACACCAGATATCCCAAGTGTTGGAGATATGGNTGGTGTNGCTCTAAAGAAAGAGACNCCAGTGTATACTGGCAACGCTGTCATTGGACAAGCGTATAACAAGGGTGGACTCCAAGTATTGTCTACTCAAGAAGCAAATGACCCAATGACGGGCAAAAGGAGATAATTATGAGTGAATTGTGGGTTGAAGACGTTGAGTATCATTCGGTGAATCTAACCAAACGCTATGAACTTGACGAAGATGATGTTATCGAAACATTTGGTTCCGTAGAGAAATTCCGAGAACTATTTGATGAAGGTGACGATGAAGCGCAGTCATATGTATATGACGGTGATTATGAAACCGATGAAGATTGGTGGACTGCAAACAAAGGTGGATTTGAAATTGACACCTCGACCTCTTGGGAGAATGAATAATGGCTTTTGAAGTATGGAAGCAACACAAACTTGAAGATCGTATGGAATCAGAAGCATACGATTGGGTATTGTATTGCATTGAAGAACAATTCGGTGTTTCGGATTGGGATGATTTGACTAAAGAACAGGTTGATGAGATTTACGAATATGCACAGAGTGAAGATATCTACTTTGCTCCTTATGTAGAAAGTATTCTAATCAGTCAATGTGATAACTGGTATGAGGAGAATAACGATGGCTAATCATGTGCATTATTCGGTGAATATTCACCAAATCAACGATGAGGCTCGTGCAAAACTCAAAGAGATGTTTGGGCGAATTCGAACTGATAACAACTATCGTTGGTTCTCTGATATCTTTGTTGAGGGCGACTTGACATATGAAGAGACAGAGAAGTATGCGTGGACAACAGAACACATTGGCCCTAAGTGGTGTTACTTTGAAGACTTTGATGCAGATGAAAAGGAACCGTTTTTTAACGGTGAGGCGGCATGGAGCGCACCTGAGACGGGGCTAGAGAAACTACTAACTATTCTGACAGAATATGACCCTAACATCATTACATCTATTTGTTATGAAGATGAAATGCCCAACTTCATTGGTGTATCAGTCTACGAAGGCGATGAGATGTATGACGGTTTCGAAGATGAGTATGAAGAACTCCGTGATCGTGTGATTGCATCATCTGAAACCCTTACTGAAGAGTCTTGGAATGAAGACGAAGACGAATGGGTTGATGAGGANGCCGAAGACACATTCCGTGATGAAATGTGGGAAGTAATCAACGACTCACAGTGGGAACTAGTTTCTGAATGTGTTGACCAAATCAAAGCAGACCAAGCAGAGCGAGAATCAACAGTCGGATGTTGACAATGAAACCAGTGGACTATAGAGTCGCTACCTTGTTTGTGCAAGAGCGTCACTATAGTCCAGTTATGCCTAAACTCACTAAACACTATTTGGGTGCTTACCAAGACGATGAATTGGTGGGCATTTTGACGTTGGGGTGGGGGACTAATCCTATGGGGACAATCAAGAAGATGTTCCCAGAACTAACCACAGAACACTACTTTGAGATTGGTAAGATGTGCATGGATGATGCCATGCCTCGCAACTCAGAGTCGCAAATGATGGCTGGTGCAATTCACTGGATGAAGAAGAACACACCAGAGAAGATGTATCTCTACACATGGGCAGATGGGATTGTGGGTAAGCCAGGATATGTCTATCAGGCAGGCAACTTCCTGTATGGTGGTTTCATTTGGAGTGATGTATACGTCACTGAAGAGGGTGAGAAAGTCCACTTCAGAACGATTCAACGCAAGATGAAGAAAGAGATGGGTAGGGACGATTTGAAGTATGGCCCTCGACCTAATGACGCCAAGATGGGTGAATTAGGGTTCTCTCGTGTATGGGGTAAACAGTTTCGTTATATCTACCCTATCACAAAACAGGCACGCCGTTATCTAAAATCAGACAAAACCACTATGGATTGGACACTACCATATCCAAAAGACAAAGACTTGCAATGGAAAATAAAGAAGCCAGGCGAGACAGAATATCGCTTGACAAATGAGATGCCTTATGACTATAATGGCTCCAGTGTTAGACATAATTCTAGTAATGTGAATAAGGTGATAGACAAATATGGAAGCGCAACACTCGAACAGTTCATGTGATACTTTCGTGGTTCGAAATATCTCTTTTGGAACTTTGAATCAAGAAGAGTTGGCAGAGATGTTCACTGATGGACGCCTTGCCTCACACTTCTTGGAACGCCAATTGACAAAGTGGTATCCAGACTTGACATTCGTTGACAAGAAGGGTTACGACCATGTTGATGAGCAGGGTAATAAGTATGACCAGAAGTGTTTCACTAAGGGCGGACTAGGGTTCGCACCATCTCATATGGGTGGGAAAGGACGTGTATTTGTTCAAGAAGAAGCACACGAACACGCAAGGGATATTACCTATATTTGTTGTGATATTGTGGATTTTCCTACTGTCAGAGTTAAGTTCGCTAAAGGTTCTGATCTGATTGAGGCTTATCCAAAATGTAAGATATCGTTTACTAAACGTAAGGAGTTTTTCGGTGAGTGATGAAAAGTATGTTGTTGTAACAACAATATCTCAATTCAAGATTCGTTATGCAGTTCCAATGAGCGAACTACAGAAGGAAAACCCAGATGCACCAGTTGACCCTCTATGGGCCTTGGATGGTGTGACTTGTCAAGACTATGAAGAGTTCTCACAAGAACACTTGGGTGAGGTAATCACTGATTGGTGCGTAGAGGATGAAGAACAAATCTTAGAACGGTTTGACAGAGAGAATGACTATCTTGCTGGTTGGGGCAAAGAACAGAAACTAAACAATATTAGACACAATGGAACATCACATGAACGAAGAAATGCCAAAGATAATTCATGAACCTCTATTTGAGTCAGACAAGATAGAGGCACACTATTCAGAACAGGATGGTGTCCCTGTTAAATATGTCTGCACATCTGCGCTGGGTGGGCAAGACTTTGCCGTGGATATCTTCTATCGTGAGACTCCACATCCAGAGTTCGGCAACAGATACTTTGGTATCTATCGTAACATGTATGCGGCAGGCGCTCAGATTATGATTACAAATGCAGACGTGATTGAAGAGTTGGAGTTTGGGATGGCTAAAGATTCTGACGGCAACCTTCACTATTCTACACATCGTCATGACTATAAAGTTTTGGACAATGGGAATATGATTGACGGTGGACGTGCATATTCTCGTTTCAGTGGTGTTGTAGAATATTTCAAAGTAAAAGACGGTAAGTTTGTCAATGATGAGGCCGAATGGCCATTTCAAGACAGTGGACTTGAGGATATGTCATAATGTATGTTCGATTGGGACAATATCAGGATGATGGCAGTGAACGTGAAACTCATGTTGTAATCCATCACTATGATACATGGAATATGGATGAAAGTCTTGCACATGTAGTTCTGCCTATGTTGAAACAGTTGAGAAAGACTAAACATGGCGCTCCCTTTGTGGACATGCCTGACCGTCCAGAACACCTACAGTGTTATAAAGAACCAGAAGATTATGAAACCGACAAGTTTCACTTCCAAGCATGGGATTGGGTTCTGGACGAAATGATTTTTGCTTTTGAAACAAAAGTAGGAGAACTCTCTGATTGGGAAGAACAGTTTCATGAATACAGTGAAGTCCCAGACCTTAAGTGGGTGGGAGTAGGGCCTGCACAATTACGTCTATTCCCAGACGATGATGGGGAGAAGGAAGACTATGAATTCTATGAGATGAAGTCTTCTGGCAAATCAAAAATTGATTGGGATGGACGTAAAAAATATCAGGAAAGGATTTCTAATGGGTTCCGACTATTCGGGAAGTATTACGAAAACTTATGGGATTGATGAATTGGAACTAGATGATACAACAACAAAAGAAGAGTTCAAAGAGGCTCGTAGAGAAAGTCGTGCAAGTAATCTTGCAATGGAACTTTCCAAAGAACGTAAGCGTCTAAAACAAGAACTTGCAGAACTCCAGACAGAAGTAGAGGACTTGACTCCTACTACTCCAACAGGCACGCCTGATTGGTATGTTAAGTGGGCAGCAACTATTCTCGCTGTCGCTGGTGTATTTCTAATCAGTGCTGGACTTGGTATGTATGGACAAGTTGCATATCTACTTGCAAGTATCTGTTGGGTATTTGTTGGTATGCAATGGAGCGACAGAGCAATTATGATTGGTAGTTCCATTACAGGAACCGCCGTAGCAATGAACTTAGTAACCACTCTGGTTACAACACAGTAAGGAAATAAATATGTTTAAGAATGGTGATATCGTAACGTTGGTTATGGCTAACGGTGCAGAGATTATTGGTGAGTTGGTTAATAGTTCGCCAGAAGGATATGAAGTAAACCGCCCTCGTATGGTTCAGGCGAATCAACAGGGAGTGGGACTCGTGGATGGCGTCTGTATGACAGGCGAAACCCCAGATGGTAGTCTGGTATTCAATCGCAGTGGTGTGATGTTTGTTATTAAAACAGTAGAAGAAATGGCAAAGGGTTACAAACAACAAGTGAGTGGACTCGTATTGCCCACAAATGGACTTAAGATTTAGTGACACGTTTCATCATCATACCCTTCTATAGTTACTTTTTGATGATGATATACGCTGCACTAATGGGTAGAGAGAGACTATTGGAATACCCCATTGGTGAACCACTCATTCTATTTGAGGAGTGGCTTATCATTATGGGTATTGCATTTGTTATAACAACAATAAGGATAATCTATGCGAGAGTTAAGAATAGAGGGGCTGACTGAGGAACAGTGTATGTTTCTGGACGTGATTTATACATGTGAATCATACGATGAACTTATGAACTTTACACACAGTCTGCCTCGTAAAGAACAATTAGAAGTGTTGACACTTATCCAAATCCTCTTGCATGAGACTATCGAAGAGGAAATGATTAAACCTATGACCTCTTATCCAGAGGCAGAACAGATTATCAACAAGATTAGAAAGAACTTGAAATGAGGTATGGAGATTATATGTTGAAAGCGACACGCCTAGATAGACTAATTCAACAACACAATCAATACAGACAACTACTGAACAGTTTGACTAATCAGTGGTTGTCCTATGCGTCACATAAGGAGACTGGCCTTGTGTATGACATAGACATTATCAAACACCATATCGAAACCCTCTCTAAAGAGATTGATATCCTCGAACAAGAGTTAGAAAAGTCATAATTTTCTATTGACATTTCCTTACAAATAGACTACTATATAATCATGTATTCCGAAAGGACTACACAGGCACTTTATGGAACATAAAGGAG